GTGCACATCTCCCCGGACATCCTCGTCGCGGGAACGGACATCCTAAAGTCCTTAAATGAGCATTCGTTGACTCCCGCAAGGACCAGGTGCATAATGTGAAGCACCTTAAGTCCGTTGGGAAGATTCGAGAGCATGTAATCGTACAGGAGAAACTCTGTGCATTCCATGATCTCTGCCGTAAACAGCGCCTCAAAAGCAGTGTAGTCGGTACCTACATATACATTCCCATCCCTCCTGAGTCGTTCGGAGATGTACCGAGGTCTGTCGGCGACGGGAATATGCTTGATGAAAGCCGGATTCTTATAAAGCTCAGTCTCAATCAACTTGAAGAACGGGCCAACGAGGATTTTGAATTCATCCTCGCGAGAGTTGATTACACGAGCATGCTTGTGGGCCGGGTACCATTCGTCCTTAATGAATGATTTCACAGCAGCATACGGGTAAGATCCGTCCGCGTTTAACGCGAAAAGGTCAGCGATTTTCTCGAACAGTGCCAGGAGTTCTTCTTTTCTCCAGCCTGGATAATCGGTGTTATTCAGCCAAGTCTGTACTGACACATCCGCGTCATGCGGAATCGGAGTCAGGAAGGTTTTCATCCACCGAGTAGTACTTTTTATATACGCTGGCTTCAGAGCTTGGTTGACGGGTGGGGGGCGGAGTACGAAGCGCTTTTGCGCCCCGGCCAAGGCGGTACGTGGATGGTTCATATCGGGATGGGGCATAGCTAGCCCAAGAACATGGCACCCTAAAGATACCATAGCTGGTGCACGTCGATCGACCTGCACTTTCAGCTGCTTGAAGTGACGGTGTACTCGAAGAGTAACACCCTGCTTGATCTCAGCCACTTTGGGCAGAATCACTTCACCGATACGATAACCATAATACACGAGCCGTTCGCACCCTAGGCCGGGGGCAGAAAAGGGACGCCTGCTTCCAGGACATCCTCATTGTAAGCGACGTACATTGCATGTGCTACCAGACACGCATTCTGGACTCCGAACTCTCCTGAGAGGGAAGAGTAGCGATTGATGTTGACGGAGTGGAGAGAATTAGCCGTACCAGTTATGCGCTCCCACGCGGTCGTGGTTGCTGCACTTCTAATTTTTGGATCGCTGGACCGGCAAATGGTAATATGGCGAGGAGTGGTCAATTG